AACCAGATGTACCAGCAGGTCTTTCTGATGTAGTACCTGCTGGAAGAATAACAGCACCAGTACCGTTTGCACTCTTAATGTCTAACTGAACAGCTGTGATACTTCCGTTTGCAATTGTAGCACTTTGAGTTCCAACCGCAGTAATACGGCCGTTTGCTGCGATAGTAAGTGTTGGATATACTGTTGTGTTGCCGTATGTTCCTGCACTAACCGATACATTTGTAAAATCAGTATTCGCTGCATTAAAAGCACTATTAGCATAAGAACCAGCAGAGTTAGCTGCACCAAATGCTGAGTTAGCTTTTACGAATGCGCTATTGGCATATGAAGCGGCAGAACTAATGTTTGCAGTAGGTATAGCGCTTGAAGCGAGTTTTGATGATGTGACTGCACCATCGGCAATCTGAGCTGTTATAACATTATTGTATGAGATTACAGCACTTGAACGGTAAATAACAACAATGTTATTACTACCACTCGAAGGTGCTTCAGTAAATGTAATTACACCGCCAGAAACCGAATAAGAATTAATTGGATCCTGTTGGATGCTGTTAACGAGAACTTCTAATGAATATGGATCATCAGTTGTTCTTGTTAGTGTGAATTGGGTGCAAGCACCTGTGCCATTAAATCGGTCAAGTCCAAATGTGTAGTTGGTTAACCCTGGCTCATTACCGATGTAGGACATATTATGCAATCTCCAAAACTGACACGATTACATCAGCTGAGTTTACAGCAGATGTTTGTACCTGCATATAATCTCCAGCTTCCATAACCAGTTTTTGGTCTCCGCCAATTGGAACTAAAGCACCACCATTGGAGATAGTCGCATTTTGTACCAAGAAATAAGTTGTGCCACCTGAAACTATAGTAACATTCGCAGTAATTGGTGAAGCTGTTGTATTACCAATCGTCATACCAATGACTGTTGTTTGTGTTGCTGCAGGAGTAACATATGCATTAGCCGCTGTGGTTGTTGCATTTTTCAGAAAGTTGTTTTTAAAGGTGTTGGCCATTTAGTTAATTCCTATTATCTATTTGTCTATTTATCTAATACATCAACCCAAAGCAATCGAAAATGCAACAGCAGCATCATTAATCTGTTGTGCAGCTGCTCCAGTAATAACTGTAATATTAGCAGAATTTGTTGCAACAATGTCTGCAGCAGTTAATGTATTTCCGTTTGCGGTTACATAGTTTAGAGTGCTAATATTAGCAGTTGTTAGAAATGCTGTGTTTGCATATAGAGTGTTGATAGAACCGGAATTTCTAACATTTAATCTAGAGCCTGTACCTGAAACATCAAGAATGGTGTTAGCAATAAATGTTGCACCATTACCATTCGTAAGAGTATTAGCAGTTGCAATTAAATCTTGCGTGGCGATTAACCATTGCTGGAATGTATTCGAGGTTGTTAATTGGGTAATTGCCATTATTTGCTTCCTCGCATTAGAGCAATTTCACGCAACAGGTCTTTGATTTCGGACATTTCTTCTTCTATCTTTGCTAAGCGTTGTTTGGTTTCCATCTTTTCAGATTGTTCTTTTTTAGCAATTTCTCTTTTCTGATAATACTCTTGAAGGCCAATTCTATCTGTATTTAGAACAGCCTTGGAGTTCATATCTCTAATAAAATTGTCGTGGTCTTTTACTTTTGCATACATGATTAATTACCTGCTGGGATTGCAATACCACGGAAATCACGAACCTTAGGAACATCTGTTGTTGATGTACCAGTCAATACAATCTTAATAGCAAATGTTCTAAATGAGTTATATGCCGTAGAACCTGAAGTGTATGAAATCACATTATTGGCAAAACCATTTGTTCCTGGTGCAAATGCAATTTCACGATAATCTTCAGCACTTGTAGACACGAAATTAGCGTTATTCAATTGTGTCATTAATTGCCAGTTCTTATCATCAAACTCATCAGGATCAGATACAGACAATAGTTTGTAGTATACACGAATATTAGAATTAGATGGTTTGTATGCAGTTAGATAAACACGCAAATCGCCAGAATCAAATCCATCAGCAAGAACAACCTTGCGTGTAATGTATCGAACATTAGAGTTACCACCAGTTTTCTTATCTTCACCGTTGTATGTTACTACAGCACCTGAACCACCACCTGAACCAGCAGTAATAGTGATTGTCGGTGATGTTTCGTAACCTGAACCATTGTTTGTCAATGTGATTGCTGTAATAACATTTGAGGTAACTGTTGCTGTTGCAGTTGCACCAGAGCCGCCACCATTTGTGATAGAGACAGTAACATCAGCTGAGTTAGCGTATCCAGAACCACCACTTGCAATTACAAATCCCGAATTTGACAATGGTAAATCGTTGATAATGTTTTCAACAGCAATAACACCATAACGAGATGTATCGATAAATGGTGAAATATCTGGATTGCTTGTTGCCATTGTGGCTTTAACAATCAATGTTGTATTGCCAGTTGATGGATTCAATACACGGCGGTCTGAAGTATCATTCATTGGATAATCAGTTAGTGGTGTAATTGGCAAGTAACCTGCCATACCACCAGTTGATTTCTCGGAGTTGAATGTATATGACAACGAAGTGTTGGCAACGACTACCTGTGAAGTAATCAAATGTAACAAATCGTAAACTGTGTTAGCACTTGGTGCATTAACCAAGAACTGAGCAGTTGTTGTTGTCGAATCAAACAAATAACGATACAAACGGAACATCATATCTGAGTTTTGGTCAGGAGTCCATGTTGAACCGTTTTGTGATAAGAACAATGAACCACCATAAGGTTGTTCCGAAATCTGTCGACCATTTACAGTATCCAGTTTACCAATCTCAGCAATATAGACTTCATATTTGTTTGAGTTGGCAAGAAGAACGAATGAGTGTTCACCAGGTTGCAAGTAAATTGGTGCATCAAATTCAAATTCTGTATACTTAGAAGCATCATTCAAATCCGGAGAAGCAGTAGTAACGACCTTATCTGGAGTCAACGATACTGTTGAGTATGGATAAATGACTGAAGATGATGGGTATCCGTTTGTTGCTGGACGAACCTGCAATGTAACTGGTGCAGTCGTGTCTTTTGATTTGAAACAGAAACGAGCCTTGCTCAAGAAAATACCCTGTGGATAATTTACTGGAGAAACAAGGAATGTTTGTGCTAGTGGATCCCAATATCCAACAACCGCAGTTGAAGATGTTGTTGATGTGATAACACGAGTATCTGTTACAGCTGCACGCTGGATTGTTGGAACAGTTGTTGAGATGATGGTGTTTTCTGTTGACTGTAAAATACCTTGTGCAAAGAATGTAGCATCACCGTTTGTTGTTGACGATGGAATATCACCAGTCGAACTATCAATTAGGCGGAAGTTCTTTTCACCAACACGGAACAAACCGTTTGGAATATTGAATACACCAGCAATATCACCAGCCAATGTTGTTGTAGGACGACCAATAGAGTATACTGAATTGGCAGCCGGTGTTGTTGTCCATGTTCCACTAATTGTAACAGTTCTTGTTACTGGATTGTAAGCAGAAATTGTTGCTTGTTGACCAGCACCTTGACCAGAAACAATAAAGATTGGTGAAGAATTGTATGTAGAAATGTTATTAGCACTTCCTGCGTCAGCACGAAGAACAATAGTGTTTGATGTAGCAGAAGATGCATTGCCTGAATAGTGTTCGTAGGCAGAAATCGTAACTGTTGTTCCTGTTGACGATCCAACCAAATTCATGGTTGCACCTTGTAGTGCTGTATTTGTATCTAAGTTGACAACAAAGGCTTCTGTATTTGATGTGCGTACAATAAAGCCTGTAGCATTTGTGGTAGATACGGCAGTATTAACAACAGTAACAGTTTCAGGATTACCAATTTCTGTTCTGTATCCCAAATCATTTGTTGCCAATATAAACTTATTAGCACGAGCTACATATTTTTCAACTGAAACATTGTCAAAGAACGGATATAATGTTGAATTTGGTTTGAAATCAGAACCAGTAAACAATACACCACGACTTCTCATGTAAGGAATAATTGAGATATCAACAACACGGTCACCCAATGATTGAGTAATTGTTGTTGGTACTACAGTAGTTTGTATGCCAGAGCGAGTCTGACCTTGTGTTGTTGTTGTGGTTGTATTCTGATTGATGCGGCGCATACCTTCACCGCCAACCCAATCCTGTTGGAACCATGTACTGGATGATGTTGATGTGCCTGTCCAGTATGTTGACCAATCACCCCACTCATATGAGTATGTGTCACCGATGATTAGCGACCAAGCATCCTTATCACCTTCTAGGTTAACAAGAACATCTGGTTGTTTATCTGTATCAATCCAAATATCTGAAGCTGGATCAAGTTGAATTTTACCCAAGTAATTGATTACGTTAAATGGGTTAACATTGATTGCTCTTGAAGATTTGTTTTGGTCGATAAATGGTGTATGCGAAGCATTAGCAGTAACTAATGGACCATTCTTCATGTAGTTTGTTGAGTTTGCAGAATCAAATGTCAACAAGTGTGAAGAAATATTAAATGTAGGTCTAACTTCTTTTCTTCTTGGGTCAATAGCAGCCTTATAGTCTGAAGCAGAAACTTCAGCTACAGAGTGACCATCGAATGCATCAACAATAATACCATTCTTAAATCTTGGTAAGTTTGTTGAATCTAAAATTGTCAAATCTTGTTTGTTAACAGCTGATTGCTCTAACAACGACAATGATGTGTAGTATTCTAGGTTGTCAACACGCTTAGAGATATCACCAATATCTTTCATGGTGAATCTACGGTTGTCAATGTACTCAATCTTAATTTCCGATGTATTTGCTACATAAGCAGGTTCACGGAGTTTATAGAGAGTCATTGCCCCATCTTTGTCTTTTGGTTCGACAGGAGTTAGGGAAGGAATGCCTTGTACTACCTCAAATGATTGATTCTTATTAAGAACAACTTTATCGATTCTTGGTAAGTAGTATTGATAGTCCAGAATGATATCGGAACCGTTCTCAGGAATCTTAGGACCAGTCGTGGTTGAGTCAACATCGAACAGTACAGTATTTGCTGTGCTTGGACCACTAGGTATAGCACGGACAGGTCGGAAATCCAGGCAATCTGCCAACTTGTACATTTTGCCTGTTGCCTTTGCGGTATATGTTGGTATAGAACCATAGGCATATCCCGAATAAGAGTCAACATCAAAATAACCAGCACCAGAAGAACTGAATCTGTTATAACGAACTAACAGAGGACCAACAGCAGGAACTTGGCCAGACTTCAAACGAATTGAAGAATGGTCATAGTATGAGTCTCTTTGGCCATTGTCTAGTGTATACTTTGAAGTAACATCAGTAGCATAAACTGTGTTAGCATTATCAATTTGGAAACCGTTGTAATCTAAAACAGAAACAATTTCCAATACATCGGTAACATACAATGATTGTGCTGTATCAGGTGTCTTTACAACAAAGGTGTTTGCGATATGTGTTTGACCTTGTGTTGCATAGATGGTGAGAGCTGAGTTACCAAATATGTCAACACCACCGGTAGTTTGAATTGTAGCATTTGCCGCAACATATGTCTTTGTTTTTTGGCTAGGATTACTCGAATCAATTGTAGCAACGATGTTTGCGGTCATGTTATTGCCGCTTGTTACTGTAATCTTGCGTGTACCTGTATCAACAGTAAACAAATCAGCAGAAATAATCTGGCCAACTTTGTATGGTGATGTACCAGCTGAAGTTACAACAACTTGATAATTGTCATTTTTAGCTGATGTTGATGTAGCAGAAGCAATGCTTTCTCCAGTACCAACACCTAGAGCAGGCGATGCAGAAGAAGAAAATGCCTGTGCTTCGTATAGTCGTTTATATGAGAACGACAGGTCTGCAATTGTGTTTGCTGCAACATAGTTTTGACCTAATGGGAACAACAATGGTTCTAAATTGGTGTCCGAAATATATGTGTCATAATATGTCGATGCAGGATCTCTGGAATCTGGAGCAACATCAGCTGCAGCCAGACGAGTTGTACCACTAGTTACTGCCAAAGACTTAACATCGTTGATTTCAAAATCAATTGCCCATACGGATGATGAATTCAATGTAGCAATAAACTGCTCTGATAATTGAATAGTTTGTGTTGTTCCGTTGTAATTGGTAATTGTCTTTGGAGTTTCACCTGCGCCTGGTCCAGAAGAAATTCTAAATTTAGCACCAGTATATGAATTGTCAACAGTTGAATATAATTGTGCACCAGACAAAGTATTGGCAATCTGTACTGAAGTTACATTGATTGCATTATTAACTGTGCCACCATTGATTGAACCAACACTAACATCAAACAAGTATGTACGATATTCATATGTTGCTGAGTTTGATGTGTTTGATGCAGTTTCAAAAGCAATAGATTTAATTCTAGCTGTACCAATTTTTGTGTTGCTAATTGCAGCTGCGGTTGAAACATTTATGTAAGAGTTTGCTACACAATGCAAATCTACTGTTTGCAGACTGTTGATAGGCAACGAACCATAGTGTGTGTTTGAGTAAACATAGTAACCATAATCTGCTGTAATTCTTTTATTGGCTACATTGTCAGTTGTTCTTGGTTTGTCAAAAGAAATTGTTGTTGGTGCAATCGTTTCAAATTCATAACCGTAAACATATGCTTTACCTGGAGATAAAGTAACATTAGCCTTTGCAGTATTTGCTGCACTTGTATCTAACGAAATCTTAAATGGTCTAACTGTATAGTTACCAGATTCATCATATGTTCTACGAGCTAATGTATCTTCTAATACAGCATAAAGTGGGTAACGAACTGAGTAAGTTAAAGCCCCATTTTCAACACGAGCCAATTCAATAAATTGTGTGTCATCGGTTGAAGCCAAACTTCTAGTTGTTAATGTTAATACAATCTTATAACGGTCAGAACCTGGAGCTTGGAAATTAGAAGCATCTTGAGCAGGATCCAACAATGAAGTATCTTGTGTATATACAACAGTTGATTCGGAGATTTCAAAACCAATTCTCACATTGGCTGTTGTATTGCTATATTTGGATGTGGCAATAGTTTGAGCATCATTTTTGATGAAGAAACCATCGTAGTAGAAAACACCCTCATTTACTGAGAAGGTTTGACCAGTACCAACACCGGATGTGGAAATGTTTGCAAATGCAGGAGCATCTTCTACTGTGGTAATTGTTTCACCATCAGTAAATGCACTACCGTAAATTTGTTTAATGAGTAAAGTCTTTGGGTCGCCTGTACCAGCATTGGCATCATAAGCAACAATAACTTCACCACGTTTTGTACCAGCAACGTTAGTAACTGTTAATCCGTTAAATCCAAGGGCATTAACAGCAACACCGGCATAATCTGTATCTAACTTTAAATAGGTTGCGTTTTGAAGGAATGTTTGACCACCAGTAACCAATGATCCGTTTTTGAACATATGGTTACCAAATCTTTCGACTTGATTTTGTAATATAGTCTGTAATTGTGTTAATTCACGGGCCTGAACAGCATAGCCAGGTTTGAACAATAGACGAAGAAACTTTTTATCTTCATCAAAATCATCATAATATGGGTTGACATTAAAGTTAGTATTTAACGACATTAAACATTTTCCTTAGAATCTAATTACAAACTTAATATTTTCAGCTTGTCCGTCTGCTCTTTCTATTTTTTCTACATTCTCAACATACAGAATATCGCCTGTATATGGTTCAAACTCTGGATTAGCACTTTTAACAACGGTTCTTGTTACACCAGAATTAGCACCAATTAACAAACCACCAACTGTTATGTCGCCTCTAACTTTTGTTAACCTAACTTCATTTGATGATTGAGCATTCACAAATCCATAAAAATAGGCGGAATTAGCTGAAGCACCTTGGTAAACAAATTCATTCAATTCAAAATCAACTCCAGCAACCAATGTCAGATTTGTTGTCTGAGAAATAACTGTATTTGCATTGCTACTTATTACTGGAGAAGTATTGCCATATTTATACGGATCTCTTAGAAGGCCATACTGTCTCAAAGAAGTATCAGTAGAAATTAATCCACCTTCTGTCGCATCCACAGCACCAATTCTTTCTACAACCATGACATTGGTTGCATCTAATTCTTTTCCTGGATTAAATCCATGTCCAAATTTAGGAGAAATTATACAACGGGTATTTGCATTTGTTCCACTTCCATATACTGTGGCGTTAGCATATGAATATCCAGTACCATACACATCCACAGTAATCCTAGAAATTGAACTATTGACAATGTTAGCAGAAGCTTCTGCACCAACACCATCTCCCTCAATGTAAAGTCTTGTGGTGAAAGTTACATTGTTTCCTGTTCCTCCACCATTTGCGGTTGTTGGAGTGGATAATGTTACTAAATTTGTTATAGTATTTACTGAGCTGACAAGAGTATCTGTGGCTATTCCAGTTCCAGTCACAAACATATTTGCTGCAACATTGGAAGTGTTAGCTAAAGTAATCGTTGAAACACCTGTGCCAAAAGCTATGGCAGATATTGTTGGGTTGGCATAACCACTTCCACCGTTTGTAACAACGATTGTGGTTAATTCGCCGTCAATAGGACCTGTGGAACTTACATTATAATCTAACTTAGAGGTTGATGTTGGTGCAGGTATCCAATTAGTTGTCAAAAATTTATTTGATGGTTTGACATTAAACATATACTTCCAAATGTATCCATCGGAAGTACTAATTGTACCGTTAGAAGTTGTGTAATCTCCACTAGGTTCAATCGTTGAATTTGATGAAGCGTTATTTGATAAACACTTATAAACATCTCGACCAGTAGTGATAACATACATGGCCTTAACATTCAATGTGGTGTTTCCAGTCAACAACTCATTGATATCAATTCTATCATCATACTGTTTGAATTTAGTATTTGCTGTCCAATTGACACGAGGAACAACCAATTCAACATCGTTACCTGTAATTCTTTTAGCGGCAAACATATTATCCCAAACAGATTTCTCATCGAAAGAAGAATCTACTATGGAATTTGGTGATGATTCGTTTGCATACGGAACATGGTTTCCAATGAACACATATCCAACGGTCGCTGGTTCTGGTTCAGAAAACGATTCTTTAAATTGTTCTGCGTTATTAAACGACAGTTTTTTGGAAGTATAATTAGTTGCCATGGTCAGTATGTTATTTATGTGAGAATTACTAGGGTTTGGCCGTTCGAGCTGTATGTAAACGCTGACGAAACGGTCAATGTGCCATTACTGTAAATACTATTCACAGTTCTTATTTCCGAATTGATTGCAATTTGTGAACCAACAGTTAATATACTATTTGTATTAGCAATATTAAATCTTGTATTTGTTCCTGTTACATAAATGTTGCTTGCTGTTACATTAACTGTACCAGAAATTGTGGTTGTGTTTGCGGTATCTATACTGAGTGCCACAGTAGAAACATTGTTTGCAGGAACAATCTCATCAATTTTGTATTCAGCATATTGAATGAAACCAGCAGGGTGGATCAAATTCTTAAATATCTCTTTAAACTTATTAAATTCAACAGCTGAAGATAACACATAAGAATAATCAACAAAGTATTCACGACCTTGAATAACTCTCTCTGAAGATGACAGAATACTATCCGAAGTTGTCCAACGACCAGGAAATGTTACATAACTTGTTTCTACTTCAGCATTTGCCGTAGCTGTTCCATCACCATAGCCACTCAAATCTATCTGTGGTGGATATTCATAACCAGAACCAGAATTCAGAATACGAATATTTAAAATTTCACCCAATGGTTTATCAGCTGATCCATATAGATTTTCACCATCACCCATCAATGCGATAACAGATAAATTGGCATTTGCACCGGTTTTGGAAGATACTGTAATTGATGGAAATTTATCAAAAGAATAATTTTGTCCGCCAATCAGGTGTTTACCATAAACACCAATTTTCTTATCTGTTGTAGCGTATGTAAAGTTTACATTAACATTTAAAGAAGTATTTGATGTAATAGTGTTGACATATCTAGATTCATTATTAATCATAATGATATCACCAACACGCAAATCTTCTTCAAACTTTGTATTTGTTCCAATAACAGTTACATTGGAATTACCAAAAGTATTTGCTGTTCCAACGATTCTCGATGGCTGAAACTCTACTTGTGTAATTGCTCCACTAGTTGACACATTGGTTACTGCTGCAGCTGCACCAATACCAAAACTCATTGGTTGATTGTAGAATAATAATTCATCACCAATTTGATAATTATCACCACCATCATTAATTTGAATTCTTCCTAGAGAATGTGAACTCAAAATAAAATGTGTTGTTCCATTTGCCAAGTATTGTGCTGAATCAGCATCAAGTGTTGGTGGTGTTGAAAATGCGGTGTTTGAAAATAATATGGCTACATTGGTTATTGCGCCAAGAGAAGTTAGTGTTGTAAAAGAGAATGCATCAATTAATTGAGTGTTAGCATTTTCTCCAGCAGGAATAACACTAGCATTAAAACCGTAATCAGCATCTGAAATGTTAATGCTTGCAAAATCTGCAATTCTGTCTGTGTTAACGGTAAATGTATTTGCTGTATTTTTTCCTGAAACATCAACTGCATCAATTGCCAGTGTTAAAGCCGAGTTGGCAGCAAGACCAACAACGTTAACATTAGAACCAACTTTAAATCCTGCACCGCCAGCCAAAGCTGCAATCTTGTTGATTACACCTGAAAAAACTTCTGATACGATAGCTTCCGCATCTTCTGTTGCACCACCACCTGTGATTGTTACAATATCACCCACATTGTAACTTGCACCACCATCAATAATATTAATTACTCTAAGATTTGATAAACCCAAAACTTTAATGGTAATTAGTGTGCCATCCTCTGGATCAATAACATCCAACAACGCATTTTCACCATTACCAAATGTGCCAACCAAAGTTTTAGTGTTGATGAAAAGTTCGAATGTAGATACACCGCCAGCTGTTTTCTGTGAGGATCTTTCAACAAGAGCAGTTGCATTTGATGTTTCACCAGTAATTCTTCTATTTGATAGAATATCGAAATCGAAATTTTGATATAAAACTTCTATACTGGATCCATTAGAAGGAGCAACATTGAATATTAATTTTCTGGTTTCTTTGCGGATAAAATAACCAGAAGTTTGAAGTATTCCGTTTACATAAACAGACACTTCATCTGTACCAGCAACTTGAGCTAATTTGAATGTTTTTGTTGTGCCGTCGCCATCATAAACACTATAAACTTGGTTAGAAATTCTAAAAGCATTTTCTATCAACCACTTACCATCTGAAGCTCGTAAGATATTTGTTTTTGGTTGTAATATTTCCAGTTCTTCATTATACAACAAACGGAACAATAACTTAAAAGATTTCTCATTACCTTTTGAGAGATACAAAGGCAATAAATGTTTAAGTAATATTGTTTTGTCTACTTGTACATCTTGTGGAACTAAAGAAGCATATGTGTTGAAGAAGTTTGATTCAAAATCAGCCAATGATGAATCTACATCAGAAACATATCTAAGTTCTTTTGATTTGTTTATTAAATCGTTATCATCGGTACCCTGTTGAGTTTCAAGGTACTCATAATAAGCTTCCAAAAAAGCAATGAATATCGGATGTTCTTCACGAACAAACTCCGGTACCTGACTATTAATCAGTATTGAAGTTTTCTGGTCAGCCATTAGGTGTTAGTCTTTTTCTCTAGTGTTGTCGAAATTGATGTTGGATCATCCACATCAATGGTAATAATTGTATCTCTTGTTGTTTGAATTATACCTTTTTCAGATTCTATATTTAACCTGATTAAGGAATCATCAGAATCAACAGTCAAAATTCTAATGTTATCTAATGTAATTACACCATTATTGTAATCTATAGTTCCCGCATTAGAATTAATAATTTGTCTTTGTGCTAATGTATCGTAATAAACAGTTCTAATTGTTCCTGTTCTACCATCAACAACAGCAACAGCTTCTGCACCATAACCTTCTCCACCAGAAATTGTTACCGTAGCTCGTGTATAATCAACACCACGATTTGTGATTTTGATAGTTTGTATTTGACCATTAACAATAATAGCTTCTGCGGTTGCATTTACTCCATCACCATTTATGGTAATTGTTGGAGGGCTAGTATATCCTGTTCCAGGATTAGTAATCTGAATTTCAGAAATGCCTGTATATGATTGTGGTGCTTCATCAAAAACCGCAGTTCGAATAACTCCTGTTGCATCATATACCGTAAATTGTGTTGAAGTCAACTTATTGGTAATTGTTCCACGATGCAAAGGAACATTATACTTAATAGTGTAACTTGCGGATTCATTTAACTTAGGAGTAAATCTTCTTTGTAAACGAACAACTGTTTCCGAACCAACAATAGCGGTACTACTTGAATCTATCGCATCCTGTACTTTAGACAAAACAAAAGTTGCATTAAATTTATCTAAATTGGTTGTTTTGTAACCAATAATAGATTGTTTAATGAGATTTTTTAATGACTGTTCATCTAAAGATGTTTTCTTTGGATCGTACTGTACTGTGTTCTGTAATGCTAGGTAAAGATACTGAGGATCACGGATTTCAGCTTGAACGGAAACAATAGATTTTGGATTGATAATCTCATCAATGATTCTTTGCTTTTCTGTTTCTGAAATGTAGTAATTTGTTTTTGGTTTTAAGGCTATGTAAACTTTACCAAAAACTTTAGGTGTTTCTGTTTCTCCACCCCAAACAGATAATGAATCAATACTTGGATATTTACTCTTAATATATGATTCATAATCTTTAACTGTAACCAATCTATTCTGTGTTGCGTACTGCGCTTGTGCTGAGTATTTGATAGAGTCTACCGATTCATTAATTGAACCACCAGCAGCTACATCAACAACATCAATCGTAAACTCAGAATATGTTCCGATATTTTGTGTTCCAATAAATGCATCGGCACCATTAGCCAAATCACCTTTTGTTATCAAATATGTAATAGAAACGATTGCACCGTCAGGCAATTTTTTACCAACAACATCGTCACCAAAATATATTTCATAATTTCCGTTTCGGCCTTCTTGCAAGAAAAAGACTTCGCTAGTGCTTGTTATCTCTAAAATGTCGGTAACTTTACTGTAAATGGAACTTTGTGTATTGCCTGAGTTTGGAGTAACCGAAACTGTGATAGAATTTGTATCAACAGTAGCATCATTAATCTTAAATAATCCTTTTGGATTATCCAATTCAGAATAAGTGTAGTTGTAAGTTACCAATTGACCTTCTGAAACTTCAACATTCTCAAAGTAGAAAGAAGTGTTTGATTTTGTAACTGTGTATTGATCCAATGTAACAAAGCTATACGATGTTCCATCAATCAAATTAGATAAGAAAATGTAACCTTTAGGAATAGTTAATTCTTCTGGTGTAGTTGTGCCAGAATCAATCGTAACATTAATTTTTGCTAAAGGTGCTGTGTAAGAAAAAGGAACATAATTCAACATCTTGGCATGAGAAACTACAGAATCTCTGAGGATAGCCGTATCCAAAAATGATTCATTAGCCACCATATTCAAATAGTAGGCATTGTAGTGTGTGTTGTAAGCCAACAATTCCAAAAGAATATTAAGTCCAGCACCATCAAAATCATAGTCTTGGAATTGAGATTGTTGTTTTAAATATGATTTTAAATTATTCTTGATTTGGTCAAAATCAAGTTCAGTAACTCTTAAACGGTTAGTCATTTTACCTTATCCGTTGCAACATGAAACGTATTGTTATTGGTTCAGTTCTGTTAATAATTTCAAATTCCATGTAAACACCAAATGCATTTTGCTGCTCATTTGGCGCAACTTGTAAAGTTGTTATTCTTACTCTAGGTTCAAAATTACTAATAGTTTGTCTTATTTCTCTTTCTAAATTTGATGCCGTAATATTATCTAATGGTTCAAACAACATTCTACGAATATTAGAACCCAAATCTGGTTGAAATGGTCTCTCGTAATGGTTTGTAACCAATAGATTCCTAACAGAATGTATGACAGCTTGTTCGTCTGTCCATCTGTTGATATCTTTTTTGACTGGATGAATCGTAAAATTCAAATCCAAATCACTATATTGTCTGCTGATTATTGATGATGCCATTTTCTATTTATTCTATGTGTTGGCAAGGTTTGACTTCAAAAGGTCTGTTCCAATATAATTATTTAACAAATAACTATTGGTGTTACCCATAGTTGTAAACTTCTTCACCAAATAATAATCATCTAAAATAGCCCTAGATTTTGCATAAAAATTCCAATCATGTGCTCGTCTAGTTGCAATCAATGTGTTAGCTGTTTGGATATGTGTTATGATAACATTAATCTGATTGGCCGTCAAGCTGGAGATACCGCCAACGTTTGCGGCATCCATGGCAAGTCTGTCGGTATAGATTATGGTATTATTTGATTCCAATTCATCATTGACAAACAAACTTGTAAAGTTACCCAACAAAGGAATAGAGTTGGATACATTATCTGTGGTGTGCGTCAAAGTTAAAATTTGTTGACCCATTCCTTGAATAATATCGTAGTTTGGAATTGTTGTACTATCTGATGTTACTTGAACCAATCCAGAAATATTGTCCGTGTGTGATTTGAAAGCATCAAGTTCGATAATAAAAAGAGCCGTCGTGTTAGCTAACTCTAAAGCAGCATTACCAGCATCAGGTTGTGTAAATGTGTTTGCTGGATCATTGTTTGCGGAAGTATAGATTAAATTGGCATTTGATGATAGCGTTGTGTAAACATTTAAAGTTGGGTTTTTAAAATATCTACTTCTTGTTGCAACACCATCTGCAATATCATTTTGTTGCCATTCCGTAACTTCTGGTGGAGATAAATCCAAATATTTTTTAGCCTGTGGTGTCAGGTATAAACCGTCTCCAAACTTAGCGTCATCAAAGTTATAACCTAATCTAGCAAATACACTATTAGCGCTCATAATATCCTCATTACATCAATGGTATAGGTGGACCTGATGGTCCTCTTGGGGTTGGATGGATGTGCATATCAAACATAGCTCGTATAAGTTCCATCGAACCTCTCATATCAAATGTCTGAATACCAGCAACAATTGGAGCAGACACACTTGTTGTTCCAACAATAACGCCAGGTGTTGCAGGAGCAGATGGAAATCCTGAATATATTCCGCCCAATGTCGAAATTCCAGCTAAAGGATTAACAGAAGTTAATAAACCTGCATGAATGCCTGTGCCCGCTGTAATTTGTCCTTGTGAAAGCATAGATTCTGCGCTAATCTCTCCACCAACTTCAAGGTCTCCTTGGAGAGATACTCTGTTTCCTGCAGCTATTCTTAAAACACCAGCTGTTGTTCCAACTGAAATGTCCATATTTTTAGCCGTTTGACTCAATTGATTGTTAACAACTTGTTTAAAATCTCCTTGCACTTCCAAATAATAATCGCCAGTAATTTTTTCTGTTTTATCTCCGTTAACAGTCATATTGCAGTTACCGTGGATTGTAACATCACATTCACCGGTTATTGAAACTTTGTTACCTTGTTGGTAAATTTGATAATTTGTTCCAATAATTTTTGTTGTCATTGAACCATCAGGATGGACTGCGGTGTAAGTTCCTGTGCGGTGAATTTCAGCTGTTGTTTCAGATCCTGGTGTATCATCTTTTATTGTTGTGTGGCCGGACGCTGTTGTAATAGCAGTAACATACG